CGCCCAGCCTTTCTCTTACAGCCGCGAAATTAAAAAAAATCGATTTTTGGAAAAAAGGGGGCTTGAACGATGGGACGGCCCGCAAAGCCAACGGCGCTAAAGATGCTCCAGGGCAACCCGGGCAAGCGAAGGATTAATAAAGACGGCCCCGCGCCGGCCCCGTTGGCCGAAGTGCCGGCGGCCCCAAGATGGCTGGGCGAGTGGGGCGTAGAGGCCTGGGAAATGGCCGCGCCCTGGTTGACCAAGACCGGGATCATGACCCGTACCGACACCCACAACCTGGCCGCCTTCTGCGCGGCCTATCAGCGTTGGCGCGATGCAGAAGCCGAGGTAACCAAACTCGGCGTTACCGTAACGGACAAAAAAGGGGTTCTGAAAAAGAACCCCGCTTGCACGGTGATTAACGAGGCTTTGCGCCAGATGGCCACCTTTGGCAGCGCGCTGGGGCTCGACCCTGCAAGCCGTGCGCGCCTGACTGGTGGAGGTGGGATAGATAAACCCGAGAACCCGTTCCTTTTGATCAAGGGAGGCAGGTCCGCCGCGAAGTGAGTTAACCCCCCATGGCCAGCTATCCAAGCGTAAACGGTGCGAACAAGTACGCCCGTGACGTGGTGGCGGGGAAGATCCCGGCGTGCAAGTGGGTCCACAAGGCCTGCCAGCAGCATCTAGACGACTTGGCAGCGTCGAAGAAACGGGGCTTTCGCTGGGTATTCGACCGCGACCGCGCCGAGGCTGTTTGTGAGTTCGTCCAGTTGCTGCCCCATGCGAAGGGCAAGTGGGCCGGGCAGAAAGAGCTGATCAAGCTGCAGCCCTGGCAGCTGTTTATCTTCTGCGCGATTTTCGGATGGGTCGATAAGAAGACCCGGTATCGTCGATACCGTGAGGTCTATATCGAAGTGCCGCGCAAGAACGGCAAAAGCGTCAAGGCGGCCGGCGTTGGGTTGTTCATGTTGTGCATGGATGGCGAGTTTGGTGCCGAGGTGTATTGCGGTGCGACGACCGAACGGCAGGCCATGGAGGTGTTCAAGCCGGCGCGGCAGATGGTCAGGCGAACTAAACAATTGGTCGAGGCCTTTGGCATTCAGATTGCCGTTAAGAACCTGTCGATCACGGAAGACGAAAGCAAGTTCGAACCGCTGGTTGGAGATCCTGGCGATGGTCAGTCGCCGAGCTGCGCCCTGGTCGACGAATTCCACGAACATCACTCGGCGGCCCTCTATGAAACCATGCTGACGGGCATGGGGGCCCGCGAGCAACCGCTGATGTTCGTCATTACAACGGCGGGCTACAACATCGCGGGCCCGTGCTACATGCAGCGTAACCAGCTGATCGACAAGCTGAACGGCACCGTTCCGAACGATGAGCTTTTTGGGATCATCTACACAATCGACGAGGACGACGATTGGAAAGACCCGGCCGCCCTGCGCAAGGCAAACCCGAACTACGGGATTTCGGTTGGTGAGGAGTACTTGCGCAAGCGGCAAATGGACGCCACCCGTTACCCGTCACGGCAGAACGCTTTCAAAACAAAGCACCTGAATATATGGGTGAGCGCCAAGAACGCCTGGCTAAACATCGCTGATTGGGAGGCGTGCGGCGATCCAACGTTGACCCTTGATCAATTCCTGGGCCAGCCCTGCTGGGTCGGTGTTGACCTTGCCAGCAAATCGGACATGACCGGTGTAGCCCTGGTGTTCCGCGACAAGGTGGAACTGATCGCCGGCAGCGGCAAGCTGGTGGACCGCTGGACGGTGTTCTGCCGGTCCTACCTGCCAGAGGGAGCCATCGAGCGAGCCGGCGCTAACAAAGACGCCTATCAGGCTTGGGCGAACGCTAACCAGCTGGAGCTGTGCGACGGCGAGGAAATGGACTTTGATTTGGTGCGCGACGATATCGCGGACCTGGCGCAGATGTTCGACATTCAGGAAATCGCCTACGACAAGTGGCGGGCCACTCAGTTGGCCCACCAGCTGCTTAAGGATGGCGCGGAGGTAGTCGAGGTTGGCGGTGGTATTGCCACCATGAACCTGCCAATGCGCGAAGTTGAAGCGGCCTTGCTGTCGCGGCGCTTCCGCCATTCCTGCGACCCGGTGTTGACCTGGCAGGCCGGCAACGTGGTTACACGCGAATATAAGGGGTGTTTGACCCCGCAGAAGGCGGACGAAGGAAAGACCGACCTTCGCAAGATTGACGGCATGGTGGCCATCCTGATGGCGATGAGCCGCGCCATGGTGGGTGAGTTTGAGCCGGAGAGTTTGCTCAACAGCCTTACCGAGGATGACCTTTTAACTATGTGAGTCCCCTATGAAAACTTGGCTTCCTGAAATACTCGGGACGGCAGGCTATTGCCTGCTTGTTGCCGGCCTGTACGTCCAGTTCGGCCCAGGCGTGGCGATGATGGTCGGTGGTGGCTTGCTGTTGGCCGTCGCCGTCAAGGCGGTGCGTCGATGATCCTGGCCGCCGCGTTTGAACAGCGCAGTAGTCTGGAGAACCCAGCTACACCGCTGAGCAGCGACGTGCTGGGGGAGCTGCTTGGTCTGGGCACCGGCATTGCCGTAAGCCCTGCCACCGCGCAGAAGCTGACGGCGGTGTATGCCTGTATCTATGTGCTGTCCAGCACCATGGCGCAACTGCCGCTCAGTGTGTTGCGCAAGGTAGACGGAAAGATCGTGGCGGCGACGGATCACCCGGCGCACTACCTGTTGCATGACGAGCCAAACCAGTGGCAGACCTCGTACCGCTGGCGTGAAACCAAACAGGCCCACACGCTGGGATGGGGCAACGGTTTCACTCGGCTTGTGCGTAACCGTCGCGGCGAGCTGCAGTCGCTGGATATGTGCGAGCCGCAGGTTACCGATTTGGTCAAAAACGGTAGTCGCTGGATCTATTCGACCCAGGACGAGGACGGTTTCCCGTTGGCTGTTTCGCCCGAGGACATGATTCACCTGCGGGCCATTGGCTCCAATCGGCGTATGGGCACCAGTCCCATACGGCAGAACGCCGAAACCATCGGGCTAGGTCTGGCCGCGGTGCGTTACGGGAAGGACTTTTTTGAAGGTGGCGGCCGTCCTACCGGGCTGTTGACGATCAAGGAGGGGTCGCTAAAGGGGGATGGCTGGGAGCGTCTTAAAACCGTCTGGCGCAGCGCTGCAAGCAAGCTCAAGCAGTCGGATAACAAAACCCTGCTACTGCCGGCGGATCTGGATTACAGGGCGCTGACCATTGCGCCCGAGGATGCGCAGTTTCTGGACACGCGCAAGCTGACTCGCAGCGAGATTGCCAGCATGTTTAACGTGCCTTCTCACATGATCAACGATCTTGAGAAAGCCACGTTTTCCAACATCAGCGAGCAGGCTATCCAGTTTGTACGGCACTCGGTTATGCCGTGGGTCAAGAACTGGGAGGAAGAGCTAAACCGCCGGGTGTTCACCCGGGCTGAGCGGCTGGCCGGTTATTACGTCAAGTTCAACCTTGCCGGCTTGTTGCGTGGCACCCCTACAGAGCGCGCTGAGTTCTACCGCATCGCTATTCAAGATGGGTGGATGAGCCGCAATGAAGTGCGGGTGCTGGAAGACCTCAACCCGTTGACCGGCCTCGATCAGATGTTGCTCAACGTCAACACGCAATTGCTAGGCGCTAACGGCCTGCCGTTACCCGTAACGCCGAAGGAATAACCCTATGAGTGACTTTGAAAAACGCATGCTGCCCGCGCAGCTATGCGAGCTTCGCGCTGTCCAGCCGACAGGCGACGGAGCCCAGGACCAGCCGCCACGCATCGCCGGTTACGGTGCGGTTTTCAACCAGCGCAGCGACCTGCTGGGCGGCTTCTTTGTCGAGATCATCGCGCCAGGTGCTTTCGACGAGGTTCTAGCCCAGGACGTGCGCGGCCTGTTCAACCACGACCCCAACTATCTGTTGGGTCGGACGGTCAGCGGCACGCTGCGACTGTCGGTCGATCAGCGCGGCCTGGCCTACGAAATCGACACGCCGAACACGCAGACCATCCGTGATCTGGTGGTCGAGCCGTTGAAGCGCGGCGACATGAGCGGCAGCAGCTTTGCCATGCGCGTGGCCCCGGGTGGTGACACCTGGCACGAAGAAGACGGCGTAGTCGTTCGGACGATTTACAAAATCGCCGAGCTGCGCGACGTGGGGCCGGTGTCCTTTCCGGCCTACCCCGATTCAAGCGCTGCCCAGCGCTCCATGGATGCCTGGAAGCAGGCGCAACAAGAAGGCATTGCGGGTCGCGCTCAGTTTGAGCGTGAAGCCCGCGAGCGCCTGCTCGATCTGAACGACCTTTGAACCCCTGGGGGACTTATGACACTGCAACAAATGAAAGACCTGTACGCGCAGAAATCGGCCGAAATGCGCAGCCTGCACGAAAGCTCCGGGGACGAAGCTTGGAATGGCGAAACCCGCGCCAAGTGGGAGACGATGAAAACCGAGCTGAAAGCGTTGAAAGAGAAGATCGAGCGCGAGGAAGAGTTGCGCGAAAACGATCAGGCCTTCATCGAAGAGCGCGCCCGCCAAAACCCTGGCAACCTGCCCCAGTCGCAGCTGAGCGGCGCCGAGGCCGAGCAGCGCTCCGCCTTTGACGCCTTCCTGCGCCATGGCGCCGAAGGGCTGACCACTGAACAACGCTCCATGGTCCTGCAGATGCGCGCCCAGGGCACCAGCCCCGCCGAGGCGGGCGGTTACACGGTTCCGACCACGCTGCAGGCGAAGGTGATCGAAGCACTGAAAACCTATGGCGGTATCGCGTCGGTGTGCCATCTGCTGAACACCGACAACGGCGCGCCCATTGCCTGGGCGGTGAGCGATGGCGGCGAGGAAGAGGGGGAACTGATCGGCGAGAACAAGCAGACCAGCGAAAAGGACGTGTCCTTTGGCATGGGGACGCTGGGCTCTCACACCATCAGTTCGAAGATTATTCGCGTTTCTG